CGTCGAGTACGTTGATTTCACCCCACTTGCCGACCTGAAGCAGTAGCCACACATTGGGATTGTTGAAGCCGTAGTCCACTGCGGCGAAGGTGTCCCAACCGGGATTGAAGCTCAGGTCAGTGACGTGTGTTTCCTCGTCAAAGTCTTTGAATACTCTCCCTACGAATTCCGTGAAGTCTGCAGCGATTTCCTGTAGGAACAGTTCGGGCGGTAGGTCATTGAGACGGCCAAGGATTTCGGAGTCAATCTGAAAGTTGTACTCTTGCATCAACTTATGCGCGCTCGTGTTGGTCTGCTGCATGAGCTCCATGCAACGGTACACGTCTTTGGGGTTCGTGAGCTCATGTGCCGGTACGACCAGCTTGCCTCTGAGTCCCCTAGCAACATAGTCTCTTCCGGTGGCCGTGTACACCCACGGATTAATCCAGGAAGCCATACGCCAGCTAGCCCATTCGGCGTTGTACGGGTCCTGAGCGTGTCGCCACAGGTCGTAAAACCAGTTCTTGCCTTCCGGCGTGCTACCAAAGTAGCTCCAACCGTTGAAGTCTGCGAGCGTTGGCTGAATGTACTTGGGCCAGATGACACTACGCATCTTGGCGGCCTCACACATAATTACGCCCGAAAGACCTTCTCCCACTAGGCGTTCCGGCACCTGACTACTCTTGCCGATAATCTCCAGTGCGCCTCCCCACAGACGAATCTGCATGAGGCCTATCTCAGGAGAGTTGAAACTGCCTTTCTCCATAGGGATTTCGAGCTTGCGCACCCAATTCCATATGATACGAAAGGTTTTCTCGCTCTCCTGGTACGAAGGACCGACGATCCAGAAAATGCGCTTACGGCCCTCTGCCAGTAGGGTACTCGCAAGCGGTTTTGTGTAGATGACCTCTGGCAGTAGCTTGTCCGTGCCTCCTAGGTAGTCCTTACCTAGCCGGCGTCCTCCGGCCAAAACCTTATGGCGACAACCGTTTTCGGCCACAGTAAGCTGGGCAGGATTAGGCTGCCAGTGTACTTGTGGGTGGTCGAAGATAGCCCACTTGTCGAGGAGAGGCACGAGTTACCTAGTACCAGTAGCGTCTTCCGCCGACTGGGTGCCCAACGCCTCCAGCAATCCAGAAGACAGCGCCAAGCACAATTAGGATAATGCCTAGCAACTCAAGGATTCCGAAGCCGAGGAAGTACCCAATCACCAGAAGGACAATGCCCAGAAGAATCATGTGTCCCTAGTCCTTTCTGCACGTACACTCGTCGGAGACAGCCGCGAGACGCCAACGTCCGGACGTGTCAACAGCCGTAACAAACCGAAGTTTCCGATTGAAGTAGGGAGCGTTCGAGATTCGGGCCAGCCTCTCAGCCGGCGATGTCTCTTCGGGAATCGGAACCGTAGCATTTTCAACCAATTCCTTTGCCTCCCTACGTAGTTGATGCCTACCCAGGCATCGTCGTTTCTGTGTGCGGTGGAGCCGTAACGATACGGCCCGGTGTACTGGAGTCCGGAGCAGCGAACTTGCGCTTATTCCGTACTGCCGTAACCTTTCTCTGTTCGTCTGACGTGTTGTCGTGATCACGCGGAATCGGATTGACCTTCTTAGCAGGTCCACCGAAACTACGGACGCGTCCAGAGCCGACTGCCATTTTCGAGCCTTTCTCTTAGGCGAGAATTTATGTCTCTCTATGGAATTCGAGCCTGCACCGCTCTAACCTGTCAAGCGCCAGTGTACCGGATCGGCAGCGCGACGGCGCTCCTGAAACGCAGAAATTTTCCGGAAACTATTGAGCTACTAGCTATTTGTTAGCCTTAGCGAACGCGGCCGCAAACCCTGATGGAGTAATGGCGCGTCGCTCGGCTCTGTTCAGCTTCAAGTGGGCGTACTCAGGAGGCACTGGCACCGTATACCACTGAGGCACATTGTTATTGGACGCAGGATCAGCAGCCGTGTGCATTGGCGCAACCTCTACTGTCCGTATGGGATTCGTGAAGTAGCCCCAGAGGTCGGTTTTCTTACTGGTATAGGCGTTTTCGTCAAACCACCAGTGCTCGAACGTGTACTGCGGCCTGCCAAGGAATTTGCGTAGGTGGCCTACGGGATTCTCGAGTGCCCAAAACCGTAGTGTCCCTTGGAGCATACACGCCCTGATTATTCGTTCACAAGCTTCGACCACAACGAGTCCGGCAGCCCAATCGGGTTTAGTTCCATAAGCTCCCTTGTTCGCGAGACTGAACTCAGTACAAGGTGGGGCGGCCAAGATTCCATAGACTCGTCTAAGCCGTACGGACACATCGCGATTCCCACGTTGTCCGAGAAAGGTGATTCGTTCGTCATCGATTTCCACTTTCGTTACGTCGTAGAGAGGCAAGGTGATTAGGCCCACCTTGTAGCCGGCGTCTTTGTACGGCTTTGACCACGCGCCTGTGCCACCGCAAAGGTCTAGGATCAGCTTGGACCTCACTCTGGAAGCCCTAGCGTTGCAAGGATATCCTTTGCTACGTGCTCTCCATGAAACTCACCGAGTCTGGGAGCGTAGTCGCAGCCGTAGCCACGGCAAATCACTACTCCCTCTTCGTTTCTGGTCCAGCCTCCGTAATGTCGCGTGATGATGTCTACCACGGTTTGCACGTTAGTCATCACTATCCCCTAGGCTCTCTAGCTCTTTCATCAAGCTGCGAGTGGACGGCTTGGGTGCCTCTGGATCAGCTACTACCTCTGCGTCTATGGTCTCTACGCCACGCGCTTTGCGGCTGTCTTCCCTAGAGATACTAGCGATTCCTTGAAACACCTCTTCCCAAGGTGCGTTGCCAACAAGCTGTACGGTCTGCGGCGCTTTACCGAGAGTCCGATCAAGAACCTCAGTGGCAGCCTTGACGCGCACGTTAGCGTCTACTGCGTCGTCCATCATGATCGACGTGAGCGTCTTAACTGCCTCTAACGCATTGGCTTTCAGCGAGTCAAGGGCTCGCTCATACGTGGCCTTCGTGAAAGCCATCACCATTTCGCGAGTGATGTTCTTAGGCTTGAAGATTCGGCCGTCCTTGCCTCGAAAGCCGAAGTTGAGGACCTCATCGTCGTAGAGGTCATCTATCCCTATCTGTCTGGCGAGGAATTGTTGATAGCGGCTCATACTCTCCGTATCTTCATCCTCCACTTGGACTTCCGTGTTGATCAGCTTGTCCAACGGGTGGAGTCTGCCGCCGTGCGCATTGCACCGTGGATAGCGATTGACCGCCTTACGCTTGCAGTATCTTTGGGCCTGAGTCTGAGCGTCACTCACCTTTTCGTAGCAGAGCAGGTAACCCGTACTGTCCGTACGGTATTCCTTGCTGTCGTCGTAATTGGCCAAGTCTTCGGGTCGAAACGGGCCTCGACACTTTAGCGGCACATGGTATCTCAGCGCAGGCTTGTTGCCTCCTGGCTCCTGCGTGAAAGTGCCTAGCTCCCTACCGATTTCGGGCACCATAACCTTAGGCCCGTCAGGATGGCCTACGAACTGTACGACGTCAGACACAGTACTTACCTCTCACGTAACCGAACTTGAGCGCTATAGCGTCGAAAGCCATAGTGGCACATACAAATCCGATCTCCACTATGGCCTCAAGCACTGTCCACGTCATCGCCGGCTTCCCTACTCTTGCAATGGCATTCGCGGTTAATGGCTGCAGTGCGATACATGAAGTACATTCGTCCTAGCTGCACTACGGCATACGCACTCATGATCAGAAGGACAGCAAACACTACCTCCCAACCGTCAATGCGGTCCCACAGTGCGCTACGGCACATTTCCCTTAGGTCGTCGCCTGCAGCCCAATTCATCGCGGTTCGCCTAGTACCCGTATGGCTTTCGCACCGCCTATCAGGAACGAAAGGATGCCGGCTAACGCCATGGCGCTAGCGTAGTCCCACTGTTCCTGATTGATCCCCCTTTGCGCTTCCCTTAAGTAGTCTTCAGGCGTTGGCATAAGCCCTCTCCAGTACGTAAGCCAAATGGACACTACGGTTTCCGAGCGGACTGCTGTGACCGCACGTACACTCTGCGATCGTGATGTCAAAACCGTTGCACTTGCTCTTCTCTGAGTAAGGCTGAGGACACACGCTCAGGCACTTAATCTCGTGTTGCCCTAGTAACGCAAGAAGATCCAGGTTAGGCTGCACATACCGTGGAGGCAAGCAACCCTCTGGAATCGTTAGCAACCCTTGGTTTCTCGGCTTGTAGGTCAGCTCGCAGGTACGTTTGTCCAAATCACAAACTCGGCACCTTTCGAGAGGCAGGCTCTTATCCGGCGAATAGACATGCGGGTCTATGACTTTCGGCAACGTCACCGTATACCTCCTGGTGGAGCGAACGCCTGGCCCAGAAACCAGAAAAACGCTAGAGCCGCTACGGCAATCAGGCCCAGAGCGCCTATGACTATCCACGTCTTGTGCTTCATTCGTAACCTCCTGGAAGCTTTAGTGACCCTAGGATTTCCGAGTCCGTGGGCAGCA